GCTGTTGAGTCTGGTGTTGGATAAACTGTAACAGTAGTTTTATCTACAAATCTTTGTACAAAATATTGAGAAGGTGTTCCTTTAGATAATTTACTTGATAAAGCAGAATAAGCTGATCTTGCTATTTTAGTCATTGAAGAATCAGATTGAGTTGTTGCTGTTCTATTTTGTCTGTATGTTGCTTCTAATACATCAGCCATTCCGTAAACGCTCGCTGGAGCAGTTGTCACGGAACTTGTACCATCACTACTTGCTCTATAGAAAGTATATTCAGCTTGTCCTTCAATTAAATCAATATTAGTTTCAGCTACTTGCCAATAATGTAAGCCTCTGTTGCCCCATTCCTGGAACAAAAGATTTAAAGATGTTCTAGCTGATTTTAATTGATAACCACTTACTGCTGAAATACCAAGTCTCTCGTAAGCTTCTTGTATAATTTCATCAACAGCAAATGTTTTATCGAACGTTACTGTTCCAGAAGTAGTATTAGCCATGCTCTACCTCCTAATCAGAATATAACTTTTTAAATTCTGCTATAACCGTATACATGTTCGCAGCATCGGCTGTGCTTGGAACCACAAAGTTAACATCACTTTCATTAGTATTTGCTGATTTGTCGGTTTTAATTCCACCAAATTCTCTAAAATCCCAATAGCCTGATCCTGTTAAACCGATAATTGGAATATCACCATCGTCATCTTCTTCATCTAAACGTGCGTATGAATCTCCACCATCACCGCCTTGACAAGAAAACCATATTCTTTGTAATACTAAGTGTGCACAAGAAGAACCTTCGTTATTTGTTGCCATTGCAGAAACATCTCCAAATACAGTTGTTGCACCTGATCCGTCTGATTGATTTACTATTTTAATAACAACCCTTGCATCATTTTCTTGCAAGATAGTTGGTCCTGTTACTGTGTCTGCCATAATCCCTCCTTAATTAAGATTACTAGATGGGGCCGAAGCCCCATCATAAAGTTAGTTATTATTGATCTGCAAATGCAGGTGCATCTGCACCTTCTGAGAAGCCCCAAATTAGCCAATTAGTACTGTCTTTAGCTAAAATGTTAATCTCCATACCACCAAAGTCTGTAAGAGTTAAGGTAGAGTTGGAGTTTCCATCAGAATAAACAGTTACGTTATCAGCATTTGAATCTGCATGAACAACGCCACCAATGAAGTAATTAGCATCAGCACCTGTATCAAAGATAAGGTTTTCTGTTTCTTCTGCAGCGCCACCATAAATAAATTTAAAGTGTGCACCAGCAACAGGTGATGGTAATGTAATTGTTCTATTTGCTGTGATCGCTGGAACTACAAGTAGTCTTCCACTATGTGTAGCATTAGTGAGAGTTTTATCTTCATCTCCCAATGTAACAGGTCCATCACCTAAAGTGATGACTTCAGTAATCGTTCCAGTAGATGCCGCTTTACTGACTGTTTTAAATGTATCTTCAGATCTTACTGGACCTGAAAAAGTTGTTTTTGCCATAATTATCCTCCTAGTTTCTGAACATAGTCTCTAGGCCGTCGACTATACTCGTCTATGTTCTTAATTAATTGTATAGTGATTAAATTATATATGAATTTTTAGTAGAGTGCAAGATATCCTTACAGAAATATACGATTTCAGCGATGTGGCGTTTATCTAAGTAGCCACAGAAACTTGGGGGGCAATATCGTTGATTTTATTTTCTCTATCAGCGATTTTAGATTCTTCGAGTTTGATCTCAGTGATAATATCTCTAATAGTACTATCAATTTTGACCATATCCAGAGTATATTTTCCATTTTGCTCATACTCAGACTGCCACCTCAACTCCAAGGACCTTTTCTGTTTGTACAGGTCTTGTAACATCGATAACCTCCTCATAGGTTATTCTATTGGGAATATCTCTAAACATTCCCGTTGATTCCCAAACTATACTCTTTTCTCCAATTTTGTCAAGGATGGATTTTTCTATAGATTGAGCATTATCCTCTGCTTCTATTTTAAAAGAAGCATAGTGATCATAAGCCCATATTTTTACTAGGAATTTTCTCATATTTCTTACCTTATTTGTAAAATGTGGCGGAACTATGTCCCGCCACAAATTTATTTTGGATTACGCACCCTCAACACCGAAGATACCTCTAAAGTCTGATACTCCAAATGAGTATCTTTCTCTAGCTTTGTATCTAACGTTGCCAGTATCGAAATCACCTTCCATAGCAGTTTTTAATGCTGCTCTTTGGAACATTTTCATACCGTTAGGGACATCAGTAATGATGTACCAACTGTCAGAGTCAGTTAAGAAATTATTCACTCTGTATCCTTGAGGAATCATTCCCATAGACGCTACAGCATTGATATCATTATCTGCTGTTCCAGTTCTACCTTGAGATTTCATCAATCTCTCAGCGTTGAACTGATTAGCTGAAGGAATGATCATTTTCACTCCTCTTGCCGCGACTCTTAATCCACGCTCATCAGTAAAAGCAGCAATGTCAATCAATGCTTGCTCTAATGATGTTTCGTTTAAGTCTGCTTGCGTAGTTAAAGTGTTTTTAACGTTTGTTCCACTTACAGTTGTGTGTGAAGTGTTGAACAATGAAACGCCATCACCTGAATCGTAGCCATCTGTTGAAGGAAGACCATCGATTAAAGGTGTTACAGCTTTAACTTGTTTCGCATTAGACATAGATCTTGCTAAAGCTTTTGTATATCTAGACGCAAGTCTGTCATACAAATTGTCTTCAATAGCTTCTTCAGTTATTGAGAATGCTAAAGCAAGTGTGTCGTGTGTGTAACGTGCAGTGTAAGTTTCTTGCGCTTCATCGTAAGCAACGCCTGATCCTTCCACTTTAACGTTTGCGTTTGCAAAACCACTTAACATCACTTCTTCTTCAAAAGCTCTGTCAGATGATTCTGTTGTATAAATTTCAGCATGCTGATTTTCATACCTTTTGTACTCCAGGCCGAATAGTGCATTCAAACCTGGTTCTAGTTCTTTCACTAGCTGTGCTCGTGATATAGCCATGTTATTATGCTCCTATTATGTTCCAGTTCCGACAAACTCGGACAAGTTCTGAACAACTTCTAAAGTACAATAAGCTGCTGTAAGGTCGCTGTTTTCAACTTCCTCAGCACTTCTTAATAGTCTCCAAGAGTGTGTTGTTGCATTAGTTGCACCGATGTCAAGAGTTGTTGTTGATTTACCAGTTGAAGTACTTCCACCTGTATTTGCATACACTGAGAAAGTTTCCATAAACTTCACGTGAGCTGCAGGAACTGAACTAGCTACTGCTGCATCTGAAGCTATGTGATACTTCTGGAAAGGATAATCATTAACGAACGCTTGAGTGTCTTCACTGTTCGCTGGAGTAATTGTTGCGTCGTACCAATGTGCCCATGTAGGCTTATTAGTAGAAGCTGCTGTATAGTAGATACCGAATAATACACCTATAGTCGTAACTGTAGTTGCACTTTCACCTGTGATCATATAACCGCCTGACGATTTCATCGCCATTCCGTTAAAAAGATCAACAGAAGCACCGGCATCAATCCAGTATTGAGATAAACCTTGAGTAGCTGGTGTATTACCTAGCGTACCTGCTGGTCTAAGCCCAAACCCGGCTGAGTTTCTATTAGCCATGTTATTACTCCTTAATGTTTACATAAATGTAAACGGGTTAATTTAAATCAGTGATAGAGAATTGGTTGTTATCTCGAGAATAGTTAAAAAATTAACTTTTCTTTGTACCACCGAAGGTTACACGAGTCTGCCTGTCAACATCGATAGGCATACTCTTATGCTCTTCCTTCATTAAATCGTTTTCAACTGCTTCGTTCTGACCTTTATGCTGAGTTGCATAATAATCAGTTCTTTGCTTCGCAATTTCTTCAGGTACCCTAGCGAGCACTAGGCCACCAACCCCGATAATCCCCTTGTATTTTCCTTCAGTGACTACAGGATAATCAGAATCTTTATATTCGTCAGCTCTCACTAACTCATAACCAGATCTTAATCTTCCAGAGATATTTTTAGAATCTTGAAATCCTAAACTCTCTGCCCGTATCCATCTGTGCCTGAATCCATCAGGTGCAGGGGGTGCATCTAGAGAAGATGGAGGAGTCCACACTTTTGGCCTTTCAGTATTTTGCCGTGTTTGACTCGCACGTGAAGTTTTGTTGTCTTCTTTTTTCATTTTACGCTCCTTCCGTGAGTTTTATTTGTTTCGCGTATTCTTCGAGTGGCACTCCTAATTTTTTAGCTATTGCTACTTGTGAGGAAGTGAGTCTCACAGTTTTGCGTCCTGGTTTTACGCTTCTCTGAGCTGAAGCGACCGACTGAACGGGCTTGGACGTATGCTCTACAACTCCACCTTTATCAAATTTATGAGCAAAGTCAACTTTTATTCTTTTGTCAACTTCATTATAATAAGCATCTGACTTAGGATCAAACCCCTCATTTACCAAATCCTTATGGATTTCAAAGGCAGTAAAAGTCATGGCTCTATCTTTACCAAACCATGTGTTTTTACTAGCCCATTCTTCCGCTTTAGGATCGGGATCAGGGAGTTCCTGTGGTGTTTGTTGTGGTAATCTTCCACCGTCTGAAAGTTGTTGAACAGGTCTCTCCTCTTCAACAGGTTCCGACTTTCTTTGCTCCAATTTAGCATTTTCAAATGCTAACGAAGCAATTCTTTTATTAGCTTCAACTTGAGCAGTTGCATCTCCAGCTTCAATGGCGTTTGCTAATTCTTTTTGAGCAGACTCCATTCCTGTTTTTACATTCTTTTCAAATCTAGACCAATAATCAGTATCCATTTTTTTAAATGTTTTCTGATCATTTTTTCTTTGATATTCTAAAGCTTGAGCATATTCAGTAGCAGCTGCTTCTCTACGTTCTGCTTCTCTCATCTTACGAGTAAGTTTAGAGATACGTGCTTGAACGCCTTTACTATATTCTTCTAGCTTAGAATCATCATCTTTTTTTGTTTCTGTTTCTTGTTCCTTTGTTTCTACTTCTTTTACTGTTTCTTGTTCCGTGGTCTCTACAACTTCTTCCTTTTTTTCCTCTGGTAAAGATACATCTACTTCAGGTCCTGAAGTATCTAAATCTACTTTCGGATCTTCTTTCTTTATCTTATTTTCTTCTGGCATAGTTCCTTCCTATGTTAAAATTTGTGCAGGATATCTGTTGGGTCCTGTACTGTTGCTAAAACTTCATCTTCATTTAAAAGACGAACTTCTCCACCTTCAATTTCTATACGTGATCCTGCATAACGAGCAAAGACCACCCAATCACCGACCTTGCACCATGGACCGTTTGGATATCTCTCTTTATCCTTATAGCAAGCATCTCCCATCGCAATTACATTTCCGCATTGCGATGCAACTTGTTGTCGGTCTATAGTTTCATTTCCTAGTAGGATTCCGCCTTTAGTTTTTTCATCCATTCTAAATGGTAAAACTAGCATTCTCCAACCAGTAGGTTTTGGTAATTTTGTTTTTTCTTTGGTAACTTCTTTTTGTTCTTCTGATCTTTTTAAACCTACTAAATCCTTATTTGGTAGGTGAATTTTTGCTGTTGATGTCGACGACTGTTCCGTCATTTTGCTCCTTATCATTAAGCAGGTTAGAGATTTCCTGTTTAGTTGCCTCGTAGGCGTTTATTTGTCCGATAATATACTTATATGTTTCCATATTGTCAACCCCACCAGACGTTATAGAGATTGATAATTGTTCTATTCTTTTATCTAAAATTCTACGTAATTTATATATTACGTTTTCTAAATTCATATTAAATCTTTATAGTATTTCTCGTAACTTTTATTTGAAACAGGCGCACCTGCTAGATCACTTTTAATATGTGATCCAATGTATTCTTCCTTTGCAGGATATACAAAATCTGTCTTTGTTTCGCTTAATATCTTTTCTGACTGTTTTACAGCTGGTTTTCTTGAATTACCATTAAAGGGTTTGTATCTTGGGTTTACCATTAGTCTTTTTTAATATTTTTTAATGTTTGTTTTAATTTTCTTCTAAAAGGTTCTATTTCTCTTTCCATTTTTTGATAATCACCTTGCATTCTTCCTTTCAGTTTATGAACAGAAACATTTATTTTTCTAAGATTTTTTTCTAATTTATTTTTAGAAGCTTTAAATTTAAATGGATTAACAACTTCTGTACCAGTAGTCTTTTGTTTACCGCCTGTTAAAGCAGAAATAATTTTCTGCCCAGTTTTTGTTTTACCAGCATTACTTACTACTTTCCAAAATCCACTCATTTTTTTCCTCCATTACGAAATATTTGTGTTCCCTTTATACCAAAAATACTAGCGCAGACAAGTATCCATAAATTTGTAAACCATGATGGCAATGCCTGGAAATGTTCAAAGAACACTTTTATCTTATCCATAGCCGCCGGGTCATCTGACCAGACTCCATATGCGAGCACCAAAATTGGAAGTGTCAATATCGCGAGAACCACCTCGTCCTTATAATCTGCTTGACGAGCTTCTAAAAGTTTGCCCTGGTATTCCGTCTCGCCACGGGCCATTTTTTGTGCTGCCATGTGCTGAGCATCAGCCATAGCCATCTTTGTCTCTTGACGCTTTTTGTAAATGTGGGTTCCAGCGTTAAGAGCTAGTTTAATTGCTCCTAACCACATACTAAACCCAAGTTACAGGTTTTTGTTTTCTAGCAGCTCCACTTCCTTTAACAGCCTGTTTGTTTCCAACTGCTAAATTAGACTTTCCTCTAAAACTTGTTTCTGATCTAGGATCAACAACAACTTTAGAATCTTCTAATTTACAAGGTTTGCCACCTTTTTTATAGTTCATCATAATTATTTATTTATACTCTTTGGTTTCATTTTTGCAAGTTCTAATCTATTTTCATTAGCCATTTCTTGCTTTTCAATTGAAGTATCAGCTCTTAATTCAGCTAATTCTTCATTTTGTTCAAGCTTATCTTCGTTAATATCTCTATTTTGAACTAACTTAGCTTGATCAATTTCTTGTCTTTTCTGCATTTCTTGTTTTTTACGTTCATTCTCCATAGCTCTTAAATCAACTTCTCTTGACTTAAGTTTTAATAATGGATCATGATCAAATTGAGATGTAATCTTTTTCTCTTCCTTCATAAAGTCTTCAGTCATTTCTGCAATCAATACAGCTTTTCTAGCTTCAATCTGTTGTGTAATTTGTTGCACTTGTTGTTGTGCTTGTGGATTAACTGCAGCTTGTTGTGAAAGCAATTGCAATTGTTGCATTTGTTCTCTAAATTCTAATTGTACTTGTTCTTGAGCCATTAAAGAAATATGTTCTAATATATTTTTTTGCATCGCAGCCATAACCATTGGATTGTTTCTAACCATATTAGTTGACATAAAATTTAAGTGAGCGGTAACGTGTGCTCTATGGTCCTGACCTGGAAATGCTTGAAATGGTTTTCCAGCTAATGCATCGATATGTTCTAGCGATGGATCTTTAGGTGCATTAGGCGCTGGTGGTGGTAATATTCTATCAATATCTTTTATTCCTAATGCTTCATACATTTTTCTAAATGCCATATATAAATTATGCATTCTTGGATTAGACATTGCTAACTGAAGACCAGTTTGAGCAAGTGTTAATCTTTGTGACATTGAAAATATATTTGGATCTGCAATTGGTAGAATATCTACTCTTTCATCAAAATCTGTAACTTTAACATTTCTTTGTCCACCTACAACATCGTATGGATATTCTGGTGGTAGGTACTGTGCAAATACTTTTGCAAGTAATTTAAATTCTTGTTTTAGGGCTGAGTATAGTCTTTTATGGATTGCTGACATTACCCTTGAACCACGTTCTAAAAGAGCTACGGTCGTACCAACGGCTGCGCCTTGGTTCCCGTC